CGCCGTTCCATTTTCCTGTCTCGGCCCTCGAAATCATAACATTCGACACACGCTCCGATGTCGTGTTCCTCTCAAGCTCTGCAAAAACCAGAATGATTTTCAGCATGGCTTCGCCCATCGCTGTTGTCGTATCGAACTGCTCATTCCTCGACACGAACGCAACGCCTAGACGCTTCAGTTCCTCGTACATGTCTATGAAGTCCAGCAGATTACGACTGATGCGGTCAATCTTCCACACCAGCAGATGGGAGAACTCACCTGAACGGATCCTGCTCATCATCTTCTGAAAGTCAGGACGGTCGGTATTCTTTGCCGAATAGCCGGCATCCTCAAAGATTTCGTAGTTGTTGATGTTTAGAACATAGGCGCAGTAGTTGGCAAGGTCTGTTTTCTGCATTGGGAGCGAGTCTTTATCAATTTGCCAGTGCGTTGAGACACGGACATAGATTGCTACTTTATCTTCCGCCTGTTTTTTTGTAATCTTCTTTCTCATGCTTGATGCTCCTGTTACCCTTGAACAAAGACGGGGGAGCACTGCCTTGTCAGCGCCCCCCCCAGTGTTGTTTGCCGTCCTAGTCTCTCTTGTACTTCTTCAGAATCGTGTCAATGACAAGTTTGTCATCATCGCTCGCCAAAGAGTACAAGCGCATCAGTTCGCTACCGTCATCAGATCGGCCCATAAGCCAATCCATCGAAACGCCGAAGTAATCCGCAAGGATAGCTACATACTCCAAATCCGGAGTACGGTCTCCGCTCAGATACCGTGATAGCGTTGCCGGGCGTATGCCTGTCTCCACAGAGACAGTCGCCTGGCGTTTGTTCGACTGTGTGATAAGGTAAGTCAGTCGACTTCTGAATATTTGATAATTGATCGTGGCGTTCATAGCAGTCACTCCTTGTTCTGTTATTTATATTGTAAACGATATTTTCCGAAAAGTAAACTTTTCAGAATAAATTTGTTTATTCCAGAAAAAACTTCTAATTCCACATTGACATAAGCCGTACCATGCGGTACAATAAAACTACAAAACAATTACCAATCGGTAAACAGGGAGGGGGTTCCCAGATGAACCTATTAGAATTGAAGCTTGAAAGAATCCGGCAAGGGAAGACCCAAGCTGATGTAGCAAAAGGCACGAACATGAGCGCAGTCGCATACGGCCAAAAGGAACGCGGCGAGACTGAGTTCTCCGTCCAAGATGCCGAAGAAGTCGGCGTATCGCTCGGCTTGACTTATGAAAGATGGGGAGAAATTTTTGTACCCGGAATATTACCGGCTGGTAACAGATGCGCATCTGATGTTTCCAATTATACGTTAAAGGAAGGTTGAAATAAATGGCAAGAGAAGCCACAAAAGCGGCTGGCAACATGTACTATGAAGCCAGAATGTATGCCGCAAAATTCAATGAAAGACTGAAAAGTCGAACTGGGGCATCTGAACTGCTCGGCGTGAGCGAATCTCAGCTTGCGAGGTATGAACTCGGTGTCACAAAAGATGTCCCTGTTGACATTGTTTGCATGATGAGTGATGCCTACAACTGTCCCGAACTTCGCATCCGTTACTGTAAAGAGGTGTGCCCGATAGGATGCAACGCTCCTATTTCCAGCAGCCTTTCGCCAATCGAGCGCATCACCGTACAGCTCCTCAAGGCGCTTGATAACAATGACCTTGACGACGTTATGAAAAAGCTTATCAATGTCGCAGCTGACGGAGAAGTTTCCGACAATGAAGTCGGGGACATGAATGAAATCGTTGCCTACTTCGACAGAATTATCACTTCTGTTACAGAGCTGAAGATTCTGGCAAAGAAAGCCGCAGGGGAGAAGCAGTTAAAATGAACCGGCGTGAGGAGCTTTTGGCGATGCTTCAAGAACTCGGCATCACAAATACTACCGAACTGAACGCCGCCTGCGAGGAAGTGAAAATGGATATTTCCCTATTCGCACAGAGAAAGGAAGTACAGTCATGTGCCAATATTGCCACACATACCCGCATCTGCCCGGATGCCCAAATGCACCAGAACCAGAATCCATCGGAACCTGTAAGTGGTGTGAGGAAGACATCGTTGTCGGTGAAAAGTTCGCGTACATAAATGATGACATGTACCATGCTGACTGTATTGACGACATTCCGGTCGAGAAACTTTCCGAAATGTTCGGATTTGAACTTATGGAGGCCCGCTGATGCCAGACAGAATCACAGAACTCCCGGATTTCGGCCTTGCCTTTGACGAAGAAAAGCATCTGTACACCTTGAACGGCCTGCCGCTTCCTAGCGTCACTACCATCATGAAGCCGCTCAGCCAGTTCGAGTACAAAGGCATCCGGGAAGATACCCTTGCACACGCAGCCACAAAAGGCTCGTCCGTCCACAACGCCATTGAGCTTTACCTGAAGTTCGGCATAGAGGACATCCCGCCTGAACACGCCGGTTACTTCCAAGCGTTCAAGCAATGGCTGGCCGACTATAAACCAAAGACCGTAGGATCTGAAGCCCGCATGTATCACAAAACGCTCTTGTATGCCGGCACGGCAGACTTGGTTTGCTACATAGGCGATGAGCTTGTAATGGTTGACTACAAGACAACCTATAAGCTCATCGACATGCTCGTCTCCGTTCAGCTCGAAGCCTATGAGCGTGCGCTGGAGAGCCACGGCCTGAACATCCAGCGCAAGGGCGCACTTCAGCTCAAGAAAGACGGAACGTACAAGTTCGTCACCTATGACCCGCACGAAACCGATAAGTGGGTCGTGTTCACCTCACTGGTGAACGTCTACAACTACTGCAACAAGCAGCGATAGCTGTTTGAAATAAATTACTTGGGAGGAAACAAAAATGGCAGAAGCCGCAACGAACATTTCCAACATCACCGTCATTGATGGTGGGAGGAAGCTGTCCGAAAAAGAAACCGAACTAGGCCGCGAGGTATCCATCATCGAGGAACAAGCAAGCAAGGTTGTCGTCACCGATGATGAATCCCTGCAGGCCGCCGTCAATCTCACGTCCGAAATCAAGAAGCGTCAGACCACAGTCACCGACTTCTTCGAGCCGATGCGCAAGGCCACCAAGGAAGCCTACGATTCCGTCCTCGCCCGCAAGAAAGATATGCTAGACCCTCTGAAAAAGGCCGAAGCAATCCTCAAGAACACCATCGGCACCTACCAGATCGAGCAGGACCGCAAGCGCCGCGAACAGGAAGAAGCCATGAAACGTGCGCTTCAGGCGCAGATGGAAAGCCAGCTGAACGCTGCCGCTGCCGCTGAAGCAAACGGAGACACTGCTGCCGCCGCCGATGCAATGGCCGATGCCGTTGCACTTGAATCCGCATCCGTTGTCGGTCTCGCACCCGCTCCCGCCAAGGTCAAGGGCCTTAGCACTTCCTATGACTGGGAGATTGCAAGCATTGATGATGGCATTGTCCCCATCTCCATCAACGGCGTGATGATTCGACCTGTCGATGTCAAGGCCGTCACAAAGCTCGCCAAGGCCACGAAAGGTGCAATCCAGATTCCCGGCATCACATTCCGCAAGGTTGCCAAGACGTCCATCAGAAAGGTGTGAATGAAATGACAAACCAAATGACCAATGCTGAAAAGAATGCTCTCAGCGTCAGCTATGACGTTATGGGCCAGCACGTCGAGCTTGACCTGAACTTCGTCAAGAACTACCTCGTTCGTGGCCGCGCAGAGCTTGTCACGCCGCAGGAAATTGTGTTCTTCATGAACCTCTGCAAGATGCAGCATCTCAACCCACTCGTCGGCAACGAGGTCTACTGCATCAAGTACGACACTTCCAAGCCGGCACAGGTTGTTGTCGGCAAGAACGCCTACATGCGCCGCGCCTACGAGAACCCAGACTACCTTTGTAAGGAAGACGGCATCATCGTGGAGCGCGGCGGTGAGACATTCCCGAAAGAGGGTTGCTGCCTGTACAAAGGCGAAACGCTCGTCGGCGGCTGGTGCCGCGTCCACTTTATGCGCAACGGCACGGAACGCACCGCCTACAAAGAGGTTGCGTTCAGTGAGTATAACGCCGGGCAAGCCAACTGGAAATCCAAGCCTGCTACCATGGTGAACAAGGTTGCCGTCAGCCAGTGCATCCGTGAAGCCTTCCCCAAAGACTACGAGGGCGTTTACAGCGAGGACGAGATGGTCGCATCCGGTGCCGTTCCCGCTGATTTCAAGGAAGTTCCTACCGAACCCGAACAGCCAGCAGACCCGCCCATCGACCAAGAGCATCGTAAAATATTGCTCAAGTTCTGCCGCTCCGAAATTGGCGGTGCTGACTGGCAAAACGTCTACACCGAAATCCTGAACGACCTTGGCCTTGAATCCAGCGACGGCATGACCATGAGCCAGTACGAGCGCATGGAAAACCGCATCAAAGACATTGCCGCTATTCGCAGAGCGGAAGCCGCAGAAAAGGAAGCTCAGGCCGAAGCCACTGCCGTAGAGGTGCCGAATGATGAGCAAGAACCTGTGGAAGAAAAGGCTTGATGAAGCGGTCTCCGATGCTGACTTTGACGTCTGCACGGATGCTGGGGGTGATGAAAACATGGACCGCTTTGTCGCAATGGCAGAAGAACTTCTCGATGGGCCGAAGCTGAGAGGATTCTACAAAGAAATCGGATGTTCAAACGCTGAAGCAGTTGGCTTGCTCTACATCCTGTGGCGGTGGTCCATGAAAAACGCTGACAACGATGGAAAGCTCCTGAACACAGACCTCTCCGATGTCCAGCAAATGTATGTCGGCAGTGTCGTTGCCAGCGATGTCGATGCTCACGAAATCGTCGCTGCACTTGTAGACCAAGGTTGGATTGACGTTGCAGATGACGGAACGCTTTCCATTCACGACTGGGCCAGCAATCAGGAATATTGGATTCGCTACAAAAAGAATCGTGACCGTGATGCTGCTCGTAAGCGCGAAGAACGCGCCAGGAGCAGGGCCGAAGAACCCGAACATGCAGAACAGCTCACCCTCGAACAAGAGCCTGCGAAAACGTCTGTATCGCCGTCTGACAAGGCTGAACCAAACGGCTTCCGCGAAGCCTATGACCTGTACCCCAAGCACACAGGCCGCTCCGATGCGCTCAAAGCCTACAACGCCCGCATCAAAGAGGGATTCAGCGCAGAGGAAATCCTCTCCGCTGTTTCCGTTTACAGAAAAGAGTGTGAAGCCGAACGGCGCGACAAAAAGTACATCAAGAACCCGTCCACGTTCTTCGGCCCAGGCGGCTTTGTTCAAGAGTATATGCAAAAGCGACCTGAAATTTCCAAGCCGCAGAATGACGATGAAAACCCGTTTGAGGAGTAAAAATGGCTGACAGTATCGGAAAAGCAATGATGGATATGGTCAAGCGGGCAGGGGATGTCTACCCGGAAGACACGCACGACTACAAGGATGAGAGTGGTGTCATCATTTGTGGTTTTTGCCACACGCCGCGCGAGACCTTGCAGGAGTTCAACTTCGGCGGAGTAAAACGCATCATCCATTGTCCCGTCCTTTGCAAATGCCGCAAGGCGAAAGATGACCTGAAGCGCCAGCAGATTGCCGATATGCAAGCCGCCGCCGCTCTGCAAGAGCTTCGCAGCCAAAGTCTTATGGATGACCGTCTTGCCAAGGCTACATTCTCCACGTTCCGCATTACGGAAAACAACGAGAAGCCGTTCCGATACTGCAAACGATATGTTGAACGCTTCGATGAGATGAAATCCACGAATCAGGGCTTGCTCCTGCACGGCCCTGTTGGAACAGGGAAGTCCTTTGCGGCAGCGTGTATCGCCAACGAGCTTTTATCAAATGGCGTTCCGGTTGTTATGACCTCGTTCGTCAAGCTCATTGAGCGATTTTCCGGTTTCGATGACGATACACAGTATTTGATAGACCTGCTGAACAAGGCTTCGCTTCTCATCATCGATGACCTCGGCGCTGAACGCGCCACAGACTTCTCGCTTGAAAAGGTCTACAACGTCATTGACAGCCGATACCGCGCCAAGCTCCCGATGATTCTCACCACCAATGTCACCCTGCCGGAGATGAAGAACACGACCGACATCCGTTATCAGCGAATCTATGACCGTGTATTCGAGAACTGCTTTCCGATTCAGTTTTCCGGGCCGTCGTGGCGCAGAAAAGAAGCCAGCTCTCGTTTCAATACCATGAAGAAAATGCTTGAGGAATAAGAATGAAGCGCATCCGTTTTGAAATTTCAGATAAAACCGACCGCCAGACCATGGTGACGATCCTTGCGTCCAACGGCTACAATGTCCAGCTTGAGCGGGAACGGAAAGACGGCAGTAAAGTTTACAATTACTATGTTAGCGTTGCCGCGCAGGACACTACCGCCGATACTACGCAGACTATCCAAGGAGGGTACTCGTCATAGTAAAGTTCACCATTCTCGGCGAGCCCTGCGGAAAGGGCCGTCCGAGATTCACGAAGATGGGAAACTTTGTAAGGACGTACACACCTGAAAAGACAGCCAACTACGAAAACCTTGTTAAAGTTGAGTATCGCCGCCAATGTCATGATTATCAATTTGATTCTGATGTCCCCTTGGATGTCAGAATCATGGCGTACTACGGCATACCAAAGAGCACCAGCAAGAAGAAGCACAAGCTCATGATTTTCAAGGCTATTCGTCCAACAAAGAAGCCTGATGTCGATAACTTAGCTAAGGTTATCCTTGATTCAATCAACGATATAGCGTACAAAGATGATGTTCAAGTGGTAGACCTTCAAGTCAGGAAGTTTTACAGCGAGAATCCTCGCGTGGTCGTTACAATTCAAAAAGCAGAAACAACTCCCGCAGAAGAAGTGAATGTGTGAGGTAGTCAAATGAGCAAGAACATTGATTGGGGCATTGAATACGGAGAAGGTGACATCGTTGTCACCTGTGATAACTGCCTCGCAGAACAGAAGTTTCACTTTGAGGAAAAGCGCGTTGACTACAGTTATGTCCAAAAGCGCATCAAATCTATGGGATGGGTAAGCCGAATGTACCGCGATCACTGGAAAGACTTTTGCTGCAACACCTGCCGCAAAGAGTACGAAGAAAAGCACAATCTGAAATGAGTCTGGAGGATTTTCACTATGTCTACTGCAAGCGTTATGAACATCAACAACGAAGTTTTTGCCAAGATGCGCACCGATTTCGACAGCATCCTGAACAGCACGCTCAAGAAGATGACCGGAAAAGGCGATGATGAAGCAACCCTGACCATCAAGCTCGTCCTTACCCTCGACCATGAGGACGGCTACGATTCCGATTCTCAGTGCGAGGATGATGCCCACGATGTCATCAAGCCCAGCGTCCAGCACAAGATCACATCCGTCCTGACCACCAAGTCCAACACCAGCGGCGAGACTAAGGGCGATGATGCCCTGTATTGGGATAAGGAGTCTGGCATGTATGTCACACGCCCGTTCCTTGGCGCTCAGACCTCTATGTTCGACGCCGACAAGAAAGTCGATGATGACAAAATCGGAGGTCTGCGCAGTTCCCTGATGGATGACGATGCGCATGAGCAGCTTTCCCTCGATGGTCGCGCTCCCGCACCTCAGCTCACCGCTCCCTCCGACGATTCTGCCAATGTCAATGACGATGCCATCGATGCCGACTTCCACGACATCAGCGAAGACGACTGCTACACCGTTGAAAACCTGAACGGCGATGTTGTTATCTCTGGCTTTAACTCCATCGAGGATGCTAAGGAGTTCGCCGCCAGCATTTTCTCTCTCGACAGCAGCCTGAAAGCCGAAGCCGAGGAATGGCCTGTTGAAGAAGGCAGCAATGACCCGCAGTTCGTTGTTGTCATCAACGGCGTTTCTGAAGACCAGAAGAAGGGCATTGAAGTCCGATGCACCAAAGATGGCCTGTCCATCGCCGACCTCGAACCTGAAGGTGAAGATGATAACATCGAAGTCCCCGAAACCGATGACCTTCCGTATGATGCTCCCGAAGAAGAATGATTTCCACATCAAAGATCGTCAAAGTTGAAGAAGGCGTAGGCTTCTGGACGTTTACCCCGTTCAAGCGTACCTACCTGTTGGACAGGATGCACCCGACTGTCAGCACAGAGCTTACAGATTCCCGCCGCATCTCGCCCCGCCAGCGCAAGCACATCTACGCCCTCATCAATGATGTTGCTGACTACACAGGCTACGACACGGAGGATGCTAAGTCCACGATGAAGTACCTGTTCTACGAAAAGACAGGCTTTGACGAGTTCAGTTTATCAAACTGTGATATGACTACCGCCAACCGCTTTATCGAGTTCTTGATTGACTTCTGCCTTTCCGAGCATGTTCCGACCAAGGAAAGTCTGAAAGACCACGCCCCCGATGTAAGCCGGTACATCTACTCCTGCCTTGTCCACAAGCGCTGCTGCATCACTGGGATGCCCGCAGACCTACACCATGTCGATGCAGTAGGGCAGGGTAGAGACCGTGCTCACATCATCCACGAGGGCATGAAAGTTCTGCCGCTCTGCCGAGCCTACCACAACGAAGCACACAACATCGGCGATAGAAGCTTCTGCCTCAAATATAAGTTAGTCCCCATTGAACTTGACGCCTACCTGTGCAAGCAGCTCGGTCTAAAGGCAATGGCTGACTGATTTAGAGAATCTTTCCACAAGGAGAAAAAAGTGTGACCGATAAATCTGATGAGTATATCTCGAGAGCGCCAACGCTTACAATCTACGATGGTCTCGTAAAGGCTAGTAGTGTATTGAACAAATACAAAAACGTCCTAGTTTCCGTTTCTGGTGGTGCAGATAGCGACAATATGATTGACATTGTTGAGCATCTCACTCCTAAGGATTCATCCCATAAAGTGACTTATGTATGGTTTGATACTGGTGTTGAAATGAATGCCACAAAACGACATTTGACCTTTCTTGAAGATAAGTACGGTATTGCAATCCAGCGTGAGCGCGGAAAAACGCAAGTTGCTGGTGCTGTTAGGACTGTTGGCTACCCATTCTACAGCAAGCAATTTGCCGAATACATTGGACGCCTACAGAAACACGATTTCCAATGGGAAGATGAACCGTTTGATGTCCTGTGCGCCAAATACCCGAATTGTAAGGCCGCCCTTCGCTGGTGGTGTAACGCTTGGAAAGACGAACCGCATAAACCACTCCAGACCGAAATTGCATCTGCTAGGTTTCTTAAAGAGTTTATGATTGAGAACCATCCGACTTTCAAAATTTCAAGCCGTTGCTGCAATGAGTCTAAGAAAAAAGTTGGAGATTTCGTTCGAAAAAAATACGGAGGGGAAATTTATCTTGTCGGAATCCGTAAAGCAGAAGGGGGTGCTCGATCGACAAGTGTTAAAAGCTGCATGGCAAACGGAACCCATGGGAAACAGTATTACCCCTTGTTTTGGTGGCGCTCCGAAGACAAAGCGGCGTTTGAAAGTGAGTACTGTATAACGCACAGCGATGCTTATACAGTGTATGGATGCAAAAGAACTGGATGTGCCGGTTGTCCATTCGCTGGGCACTTCGAGGACGAACTATCAATGCTACATCAGTACGAGCCAAAACTCGAAAATGCTGTTCAGCACATATTCGCCCCATCATACGAATACACCAGAGAATATCGCAAGTTTAAAGAATCCATGCAAAAGAAAAACACCGTGTAGAATCCCAAGAAATTATTTGAGGAGAAAAAGAAAATGCTCAACATAGTAGCTATCATGGGCCGGCTCGGACGCGACCCCGAACTCCGTCAGACTACCACTGGCAAGAATGTCGCATCCTTCAGCATCGCCTGTGACCGTGGCCGCAAAGATGGCAACGGACAAAGCCAGACCGACTGGTTCGATGTCGTGGCATGGGACCGAACCGCAGAATTTGTCTGCAAGTATTTCCAAAAAGGTTCGCTCATCGCCGTCGATGGCCGCCTACAGTCCCGGAAGTATCAGGATAAAGATGGAAACAATCGAACCGCCATCGAAATCGTTGCCAGCAATGTAAACTTCACTGGCCCTAAGGGCCAAGATGTCGGCGAACCAACCGTAAGTTCCTACAGCGCTCCGCCGCCGACTGCACCGCAGCCGTCCTACTCTGATGGAAAAGGCGATGACTTCGCCCTCATTGAAGATGAAGGTGACCTGCCGTTCTAAACGCCCGTTCCAAGGCATCTATGGTATGCCAATCCATCAACTACCCATTCGGAAGAAAATAAAAGTCTACCAAGACCGAAAATAGGAGAATAGAAATGAAGAAAGTTCTTGAGTACAATACCAGCGTTGGCGTTACGTTCTATATCTTCAACATTGAGCCTCTTGATGAAGGTGAGATGTCTGTTGTGTTTACCACACACCCTGAAATCGTAGAAGATGCAAAGAGCGAGTATGAAAACACCGACAGCGGTGTCCCTGAAAACTGCGCAGACATTATTGCTGATGACATCAACGATATGTGCGAACAGCTTCAACAAATCGCCGTCGATGTGGAAAGCGGACGCGCATCGCCCTTGTATATGTGTCTGAAAAAGAGAGAAACCCACATGGGGGATTACTAAAATGAGCGAACTCCACGATTACGCGCAGACCATCCTCTCAAGCTGCACTGATAGCCAGCAAGCCTTTCTGATGCTCTCCAACAACTTTATCAACCGCCAAGGTATCGAAAAACTGAACGGCTGGCTCCAGAACACCGATTTCTTCACTGCCCCCGCCAGCACCCGATTCCATGGCGCATATCCCGGCGGGCTGGTCGAGCATAGCATCAATGTGGCAATGCACCTGTTCGACCTCTACGACAGGTTCCCGCAGCTGTTCGGAATTTCCGAAGAGTTGGCGAAAGAATCCCTTGCACTCGTAGCCTTGTACCACGATGTCTGTAAGGCCAACTTCTACAAAATCGGAACGAAGAACCAGAAGAACGAGCAGACCGGTAAGTGGGAGAAGGTTCCGTTCTACCAGACCGAAGACAAGCTGCCCTACGGCCACGGCGAAAAGAGTGTCTACCTCATCGAGCATTTTGTCCGCCTGAAGACAGCCGAAGCCATGGCCGTCCGCTGGCACATGGGCGCGTTCGATGCCGATGGAGTAAAGCTCAACACCTTGAGCCAAGCCTTTGATGAGTACCCGCTCTCGTTCTTCCTGCACACAGCCGATATGATGGCAAACCACTTTACGGAGAAAAAGACCGAAAATGAATGATCGACCAGAGAGCGCCGCCCCACCATTCGATTGTCGCATTGACTATGAGGGCGAGAATATCGACGCAAATGACTTGAAGACGATAAAGGCTCTCTCCGATGTGTCTACCGGGTTTGTCAATAGATACCTGTTAAACCTTCACAGAAAGCTCGGATTGATGCTGCGCCCATCTTCTTGCTCTTATTGCAAGAACGGCGTGTACATCGAAGAAAACGGCAAGGTCATCCCGACCTACATTTATCCGTATTGCCCGAAATGCGGCAGACGTCTTGAAAATATTTCCAATACGGAAGGAGAAAGCAATGCCGATTAAAGAAATTATCCCGATGCGCGTCAAGCGCCTGTACCCGAACTCCAAAATTCCCACACGCGGCTCTGATGGTGCTGCCGGTTACGATCTGTACGCTGAAAATATCCGTGACTTTGATGACAGCATTGCAGATAGCCGTGGTATCGCTACCCCAGCAAAAGGTACTGCCCACGCTGCATGAAAGAGCGGGCAAATGAGATTTCCAGAACTTACTACGAAAAGCACAAAAATAATAAGCCGAAGCCGGAACGCCCAAAAAGGAGAAAAATTTACAAGAAAAAAGTCTGTCAAGGTGTGCGCTGGAAGCCTACATGCTCAACATGAGCTACGGCAACTATGTGGCGCATGGCCTTGACAAAGAGGAGGTAGACATCGAATTATGAGCGTTGAAAAACTGAAAGTATTGAAACTGATGCCGGAGGCAGAGCTGCCCACCTACGGTACGCCGGGGGCCGCGGGCCTCGACCTGTACGCGGCAGAGGACGTGACGATTGTACCGGGTCAGACGGTAAAAGTCAGAACGGGCATCGCCTTTGAAATTCCGGCGGGCTACTACGGGGCCTTGCACATCCGCTCCGGCATCTCCACCAGCGGGCCGCTGATGCTGGCAAACGGCGTGGCTGTGATCGACAGCGACTACCGCGGCGAGTTGATGGTTCCTCTGTACAATCGGCCCAGTTACATCGTCATGTGCGGTGAATCAGGCAAGGATTTCGTCACAAAGCCAACGGCTGCGCTTGACATCACCCCGGTTTGCATCAGCAAGGGTCAGCGCATCGCGCAGATGTTGATCCTGCCCGTGCAGCACCCGGCAATTGTGCAGGTGCAGCAGCTCTCCGACACACAGCGCGGCAACGGCGGCTTCGGCAGCACTGGAAAGTAAGTGATGCACGATGAACAGAAAACGCCGCAACAGGCCCATGATGAGCCGCCGCACTGTTATGACTATTATCATCCTTCTGTACTCGCTCTGCATCTCATTCGCTCTCTGCGCCGCTATGATGATTGCCGGGGCGCTTGCAAATATCGGGATTTCTCCGGTATGGTACATTGCTCTGAGTCTTTCGCTCTGGCTGATTTTTAACTTCACCACATACCACGGCAGAAAGGCTGCAAGAAAGAAGGGAAACTGCTCACATGCACATCGCAAGGCTGACCATTGATCTGAATAAGATCAGCCCTGATGTTCAACCTGAACTGGAAGTGTATGAAATCAAAAGAGAAAACGGAAACGCCTACAAGTATTTTGTCCCCGGCACGATGTACCAAAAGAAAGTCGATAACAGCCCGCGCTCTGTTCCTAAGGATTGCGTTTGGAAGCCGATTTCGCGCGGTAATCCGCTGACACGAGTTTGTCTGTGGTTCCCTACGGAACTGTGCAATGAACCTGCAATCCGGTCCAGCAACGACTACAGGAAGGCAGTAGAAACAGTTCTCGACTATTTATCAAAAAGCAACCACGATGTCAAAGCAAAGATTGCAACGGCCTATAAGATTTGCTTGGGAGTTTCGCCTTACGGCGATTGCTGATTCCGCGTAGTGCCAACTGAACGAATTGTGAGGTGAGTCTCCGAATTGGAAAAGACAAACGGCACTACGAATATCAAAGAACGGCTGTCTGGATTCAGAGACTTATACCATGAGTACAAGATGCTTTCCGACCAGTACGACACCCTATGCAGTAGAATGTACTCTATCGGCGGCAGTGCGCTGACTGGTATGCCGCACAATCCAAGCCCGGCCTTTGATAAGATTGCCATTGACGTAAGCCTAAAAGAAGAAACCCTAGAACGCCTTGAAGAAAAGAAAAGCGAGTACATCTCCGAACGCAAAGAACTGCTTGCCCTCATATCCAAGATAAAGCATCCGGACGAAAAGCAAGTTCTGCTGTCCAGATACATCTACAACGGAGAGTGGCCCGAAGTCACAAAAATAGTCTATGGCAGCAAGAAAGATTTCAATGTCCGCTACGATGACTATCTGAAGTATACCTACCGGAAACACAGCATGGCTGTGACAAGCCTTTCACGGATCGTTAATGCACAACAATAAAACGAAACGGACAGGCTGCTGCAATGCGCCTGTCCGTTTTCATTTCTGCAAAATATTTCGATACAGCGTAACAATTTGCTTGCAATCTACGATGCCAAGTGGTAGAATAATAATATAAAATCAAACCAAAAAAGACCCGAAAGGATGACAAAGATGAAGAATTTGTTTGCAGAAACTTATGAAAAAGTGATGGCTTTGCGCGCTAGATATGAATCCGCATCAACTGAGAGCGAAAAGGATGAAATTCGCACCGAATACAACGCGGTTATTGAGGCTGCTGAAAGCATCGGGAAACTTGCTCCGTATATCCTTAATGCGTACTTCACATCCAAGGATAACGGAAACGTAGTGCTGGACATCAATGAGAGCTTTTCCGAAGAAAACGTAAAAGCCATCGTTGACTGCATCCGCGAAAACGGAATCGAAAAGTTCACGTTCTCCTCTCGTTGGTCCAGTGCAGTTGATGTTGCGTGGCTTTTCCAAAAGAATGGATGCACCCTCTGCGGACTGGTTGAAATCAACGGAAACAATGACCCATTCAAAGGCCAGCACGAGAAACTCCACGCCTATCTGTTCAAGGTAAACTGATAGATTTTTTGTACCCGTTAAGTTACCAGACGGTAACATAGAAAGGATGTTCAAGATGAAAAAAGAGTACGTTGCCTACATCGACTTCAAAGCGGGTCATTCTGAATCCATCCGATACGAAAAGCTCCACTCCGATAACGTCATTGATGCCATGCGCGAAGCAGAAGCCTTCTTTGATGAAGATGTCTACCTCATCGACCTGATGGAAAGCGGCGCTATCCGCAAGACCAAGGAAGATGGCATGACGTACATCCGCACTTCCTACCACGAAATCCTCTGCACCCGCGATGGTAAGCGCTGGCATCTCCATGACGAACAGCATTGGGAGACTAGCATATTAAGCCATTACCACTACGTTTACATCGCCAAGGACGGTCGCGTCCTTGACCATGGCTTTGACTTCAACGGATGAAAGGAGAGTTACCAAATGGAAAAAGAGTTCAAGGATGCCTACATCGCCATGTTCGGCGGGACGAAGAAAGATGCCGCCCGTGTTTACAAGATTACCGATGACTGCTACCACAAAGAAGTGATTGGATGGTTCAAGCTAAACGCATTCGTAGCGTTTTATGAAGACTGATAGATGCAAAGGAGATTACCAAAATGAAAGAGACTTACACCCAGATGAAGAACCGTCAGCAGAAAGAGTTCAACGCATTCCCGATTCAGTTTGCGTTTAACGATGAACAGCTGGCCGATGGCATGAAAGCCCTCGGCCTAGCCCCCGAAGAAACCGATAAGGTCATTGGCATCGGTTTCGGCGGATTCGTCCGCCGCACCGACCTCGATGCTTTCCACGAAATGCAGGACCGCCACTCCAAGGAACTGCATGACGCCATCATGTCCGAAAAGAATGGCAAGGGTTTTGCCTATGATGCGTTCCTCACCGAGCTTGAGAACCATGAATACTGTATCACCGGCGATGAGATGGATGCTGTCTGCGCCCTGGGCCTTGGCTTTGATGACATTGCCAAGTCCCGTCCGCTTATGAAGGCTCTCTCCAATGCCAAGATTGCCGCCTACCACGATTACTGATTCAGGTGATGAACATGAAGGCTCACGTTAGGATTATCAATAAGAATGACGTTCCCGCACATGAGGTTGTACTTCTGAAAGAAGGGAACGTGTATGTTGTTGACGGGAAAATCCGCATGACTGCTGATACGTACATATATTTGTATCTTAATGGATTTGACCTGAAGGTGTACAAGGATAAGTTTGGAGAATATGTCTGCTGAGAATGAAAGGATGAAAGGCATGAAAGTTGATCCGCGCCTTATTTCGGTTTGCGAAGAGAATGGCTGGACCGTAAACGAGGATGATGGTTATGTTGAACTCGGACAGTACTCTCCGGCCGGAGAGGACTTCTACTTCTGTGTGGATGCAGAAAAGTTTACCGAGAACGTAATTGATTACGAAGATTCGTTCAGCCCTGATGAACACGCCGCAGAATTCGTTCCGAGCCGCGGAACGAATGGCATTCCGAGTTCCATCCGCGTTCTCATTGACGATGCGGATGAAATCAAGATGATGCTCTCAGAGCTTGCAATGGCTCTTAAAGAAAAGCAATCCGAAATCGACAACGAGGAGGGAAACATTGATGAGTTCCTACAAGACGAGTAATGTTGATGAACTGAACCGCCTGTCCCCACGCTACATACTGTTCCCATCTGGGAGCACCGCAACGGCCCAAGACATCATTGACAAGCTCACCGCCCGGTATGAATTTGCCGGAACGAAGTGGATTGCCACCAAGGATGGCAAGGATGTTATCATTTCCACCAGCCAGACCCGCGCAGCCCTCAAGAACGGCTGCGAACTGACCCGCTCCGATGTCTGGAAGAAAGTAGAAGAACCTTATGAATATGCCGTATGAAAGGATGACCTGTAAATGCCTTTTGATTTGAAAAAGCTTAACGTTTTCAAAGTAAACGCCTATCCGTACAGCAGTTCCCGCTTCGTTGCCGTCAAAACGCTCGATGAATTGTATGTCTACTGTGCAAGGCTCGTCCACGATGGCGTACACATTACCTCCGTGAACCAGATGCTCGAATTTTCACCTCGTACCCCGCGTATTGCCATTATGAACGAAAAGATGTTCAAGGATGAATTGAAACGCTTAACGAAAGAAGACAAAGGTGAATCTGAATGAGAACTATTGGACATTATTACCGTTCGCTCAAGGAGTACGAGCGAGAAACCGGCATACTCACCATCGCAATCCGAGACTGCCCCTGCATTCATGTTTCCGGAAGCGTAAAGGGTATGCGTAAGCTGTTCCGGGGCTATGGCTGCGACGTTGTAAGGGTTGGCAATTGGATTTACAAAGTCGATTAAATAGATGTTCAATGAAAGGGTAATAGCAATGACTGATTTCGATATTTTCCTCGAGATTTTCGGCATGACCGATGACATCAACGCCACGGTCGTAAAGTCCGAAACCGATTCTGACGACAACTTTATCATTTTCGACAGCCGTGAAGATGCCATGCTTGCTCAGGAACGCTTCGTCCAGCTGTACCCGGAAGTCGCCGCCCTTATGGATTTTGACGATTTTCCGAAAGACCAGTACGATGAGCGCGTACTCGGTTGGGCCGAGGTCAACTGGGGCTACGCTGATGAATGGTCTGTCTGTTCCTACTGCAAAAAAGCGTTTCATCGTATCGAATCCACTGGCAACCACGGTCACGTCATGCTGAACGGCGACCTCGTGTGCGATGACTGCCTGTCCGAAAATGAAGAAGTCCGCGATGCCTACATCGACGAGATGCTTAACGACCCCGCCTGTGCCGTTCAGCACATCAGTGACTCCACGATGATCGAAGCCGGCTTTGAACTCGTGGACGAGGGCTGCAGTAGCTTCTATGGAGATGATGACGACCCGTATGAAATGTTCCAAAAGCATTTCAACAAAGACCAGGACGGCAAGTATGTCTTTTCCATTCGCGACGAGCACAATCCGTTCAGCACCAGCTTTGCACTTTGGAAGAAAGTAGAGGAAGATGAAAATGGATAAGTATCAGCCGAGGTTCGTATATGAGTTTGCAACCTATCTGCTCACATACCAAAAACCGTCCCGAAGTAAAGCACTTGCCTTGCGTGTTGTAAAAGCCCGCGCAGCCTATCAACGCGGTCTTATTTCCGCGATGGAAGCTATGAATAAGTTGATGGAGATAAATGAAATGGAGGGGTGAGCGATGGCGCTCGAAGTAAATCTGAAGAACAAGCTCGTATCCGCAAACAACATGCAGGAAGAAAACACCCTCGTTTTCTACGATTCTGATGGTGAGTTCATTGGTGATATTTACTTGGATGAGACGGTTTATCCGACTGATGTTTGAGCGCTCCTTGCTGAACTGTTTTTCAATACCGAACCAGATCCAGAAAAAATCTGCGAAGCCCTTGCCGCGCAGTTCTTCAGCATTGAAAAAATCATCCCGAACGCCAACTTCTACGAGCTTCGCAAGAAGTACGGCGAGGAATGGGTGAACCGAATCGGCAAGCATGCCCTTATCGTCAAGGAGCAGTGACAGTGAAACGACATAAAATCGCTTTGAAGGTTAAGCTCACTGTGTATTCGCTTCTCAACAAGTTCTGCTTTTCCAAAAGACATGATGATTGTTGTAATGGATGCGTTTTCAAGGACTTGCAGAAATGCCCGATAACTCAGATCGGCATACTTATGTTTGAAAAGGAGACAATGAAATGAAATGGATTGAAGCCATCTCCCCGAAACAGGCACACGATGAACTCGGTGCCTACCAGCTGTCCGGCTGGATGAAAGAAATGGACCGCTGCTGGCGTGATGAAAACAACGAGTATTGCGTCATGAGCCGTCTGCTCCGTACCCCTTGGGGCAAGGTTGAACATGTTGCGATTACCGCCACGCCGCACGATGAATGCGGCAACGCCATCAATCTGCTCAGTGACGACGGCAGCCGCGACATCCCGTGGGCCGTGAAACAGCAAATCAAGAATGAGCTGTTTGGCGAAAAGCGCGTTGCCATCGAGGTCTATCCGAAGTCCAAGAATCTCGTTGATGTTGCCGATGTTTATCATTTGTGGGTGTTCGACAAGGATTTTGATATGCCCTTCGGAATCGGCAAGAAAGACCCTAAATGCCCCATCGTCAATCGCGGTAGCACCCGCGTCCGTGGCGTTGACGAAGACGGCAACGAATACTCGCTTAAAGACCTTCTCTCACTTCGGGGGGGGGATTTTGAATGAGGACGGACATTCGGCGAGGCGATATGTTTATGTACACCCCGCACGGAGTTGACAGTGTTCAGCGCTTCACACGACCAGCTGTTATTGTATCGAATGATATTGGCAACCGATTCTCTCCAAATGTCATCTTGTGTACCCTGTGCGGAGAAAAAGGCAAAGATTTTCCGCTCCATGTACATGTTGGCCCCGATGAGATGAACTACCTCGTAAAAGATAGCGTTGTTCAATGCGAAATGATTTTCACTGTCTCCAAAAACGAACTCGGCCGATACATAGGCCATCTTAGCGATGAAGCGATGGCTCTGATTGACGAATCCCTCGGAATCTCCGTTGGAGTTCTCGTTTGAAAGGAATATGACATTATGTACGCCAACTCTCTGAAGGTCTACAGCGACATTGATTTTAGCAAGTCTGTTATTTTCCACGAGCAGGCCAAGGATGTTATCTTTTACATGAAAAGAAGCCTTGAACTCCTGTACCCGGCCTACAATGCACCGCTTCGCGCAGAACCGTTTGAAGATAAACGCATCCCGTGGATGCTCAATGAATGTGGCACAGAACTCAATGGCCGAGTTCTTGAATTTGCTGAAGGCTATTCCTCTGAATACGACATCGGCGACAAAATTGCCAATCTTTCCACGGCATACCCCGATTTGATTTTTGAACTGACTACTCACGTTGACAGTTGCGATGAGCATTACAAAAGATATTATCAAAACGGCAAAATGAAGTATTGTCCCGGATATGTAATCATCCACTATGAACCGTTTGAATCTGCCGAGTGGAAACTGCCCACAGAAAACAAGTAAAGGAGCATCCGCCATGAATCTCACACTGAAATCCGATACGTTCAGCATCGACTTCGATTTTCCCACACAGTTCGTCAACTCCGCGCTACTTACCTTTGTGCAGTGTCAGACTGTACGTCACGATGAAATTGACAATCTTGTCATCCGCGCCATCCGTAATCCCCAGCCAGTCACAAAGTTGCAGCAAGCGAACCACAGCGGCACTCCCGACGATTCAAACGACGAATCCAACATAACCCCCTCGGTAATCGAAACCCCCGTAAAAGAAGCTGCACCAGCCTGTGACAGTACCACCACAGAAAGCATGGAAGACTACGGCTTTTCCAAGACACGTCGCCCCGAGCGTAACAGCAGTGTTGCAAGAATGTTCGGCGAGCGTCATGGCGTCATTGTTCCCGAAACGCCAGCCGACCGTTACAACAAGGATGGCTACACAGGTTTTCTCATTATCAAATGCCGCCAGTGCGGCGATGAACACCCTTTCTGCACAAAAACTCCGATGAAAAGTTCTACCTGCAGCAAATGCGGTGCGACAACTGAGTTGAGCGGTATGCGTCCCGCCTTTATTCACTGCGAGTGCGGCAGTGACTTCAAGTACAGAACCAATATTCAGGACAAGCAGTTTACCTACACATGCTTCAAGTGCGGCAGTCCTGTAGAGATGGAACTCAACGGAAAAGGGAATGCCTTCGTCACTATCAAGGGGGAATGATTCGGATGAACAAAGACTTCGGCCGTCAGATGGATTGCGTTCAAAATGAAACCAGCATGGTCGTTTGCTACTGCATCACGGTTGCCTTGCATGAAAAGTTTGGCGTTGGCGGTTCTCGTATTGAAAAGGTCGCATCCTGCATCGAACAAATTGAATCCGAAAACACGGAACTGCTTATGTCGAAAGGCAAAAAGGCCGCTGACGATGCAAGAGCTGCATGGTTGAAAGGATCCGATCTGAACGAGTTTCGCGTTCCGCAGTATTCCGCGCCTAAGTCCCGCAAGGAGCGCCAGCTTCTCATCGCAAAGAACACGGCGGCTACTATTTCGTGGCAGGTCTACGCACAGGCCTGCATCAAAACCCTCGGCTTCGGAACTGAACGGCTCAAGCGGCTGCATAAAGAATCCATGGCAAATCTGAAGGAGTTCTACGACATCTGCAATGAGGATTCCTACGCAGCCAAGCGTGATCCTGAACTTGCCAAGGCAAACAAGACCATGGCCATGGAGCGTCTGCGCGTTGCATCTCAGAACGCCCTAAAGTACGACCTGAGAATTGTCGATGGGGAAGATGAGGTTGTAAAGCAGTTCCAAGACTTCGAGAAGGAGTTCAAGGAAAGAAAGACCAAGGAAATCAAAAGAAGGGTGGCAGACACGAACGCTTCCAAGATTTTCAATACGCAGTCCATGGGTGCAAAAAGCCCCTCTGAAATCTCCAAGATTTTCGACCAATGCTTTGCAGACACTGTTGCTACCGGTTTAAGACGCATCTAATGTAAATAAAGGAGTGTAAAATGCTTGTCACAACTGATGAAGCTAAGAACGGCTTTTACCCAACGCCACCAGCCCTTGCCGCTAAGATGCTTGACGGCATCAAGTGGGACGGTATCGATACTGTGCTTGAACCGTCAGCCGGAAAAGGGGATTTGATTCTGGCTATCCCAGAAGCAATGGCACACTATAAAGAGCTTGATGGATATGGCTATTATCGCAGAGAAGAACTTACTGTACACGCCATTGAAATCGACCCCTATCTGCGCAGCACAATCAAACTTTCCGTCATGAACGCATGTTCCGGCGTGATAAATCAAAAAAAAGAAAATCTGGAAATGCGTCGTGCCTTGAATAACAAAGACCCAAGAAACCTTTCCGATGAAGAACGAGAAAAACTTCGAGAATTGGATAATGTTTCGTACTATCTAAACATGAAGGACAGTGCGCTTTCCAACCTCGAAGTGAGCGTTGTGCATGACGATTTTCTGACATTTGATTCCTTCCAAAAATACGACCTCATACTCATGAACCCGCCGTTTGCCAATGGCTGCCGTCACCTCATGCACGCTATCCAACTTTCGGAAAGATACGGCTGTGAAATCCGCTGTCTGCTGAACGCCGAAACCATACAGAATCCCTACACGAATGATCGCAAGGAACTGATCAAGACTCTCGAAAAGTACAACGCATCAGTTGACATCCTGCACGACGCATTCTCCGATGCCGAGAGAAAAACTGACGTTTCGGTCGCACTCATCAAAATTTCCATTCCTGCGAGAGCTGCACACAGCGACATTTTTGACCGTCTTGAAAAGGCAGCAGAAGCAGAGCGTCACAAAGAGAACCCTGAATGTCAAAGCCTGTCCGTCACTGACTTTCTGCAGGACTCCATCGCCCGCTACAAGCTTGAAACCGATGTTGGCATCAAACTGATTGATGAATACCACGGGATAAAGCCTTTCCTTATGAACAGCTTCGATGAATCCTCGTACCGCTCCTGCATCCTTGAACTCCGGGTTGACGGCAAGGATGATTTGAACGTAAACCGTTTTCTGCAGAAAGTCCGTCTCAAATATTGGAACGCTTTGTTCCGCAATGACAAGGTAATGGGCAAGCTGACAACGTCCATCCGCGAAAAGTACTGCGGTATTGTGAATGACTTCAAGAACTATGAGTTCTCTATGTTCAACATACAACAGCTTTTCGCCGAAATGAATGCCGAGCTTACTTCCAGCGTTGAAGAAACGATTTCCAAACTGTTTGAGGAAATGTCCGCTAAACACGCATGGTATCCAGAGTGCAGCAATAATGTGCATTACTACAACGGATGGAAAACGAACAAGGCCCACAAAATCAACGATAAGGTCATTCTGCCCGCAAATCAGATGTTCTCATCGTGGAGCAACAAACTTGATGTGTATACTGCTACCCGCAAGATTTCTGATATTGAAAAGGTGTTCGACTATTTCGACGGCAACGTGACCGCGAGCGTAAATCTGGAAAACGTTCTGACTCACGCCGCAGAAACAGGGAATACTCGGAATATTCCCTGCAAGTATTTCACGATTTCCATTTTCAAGAAAGGCACTATGCACATCAAGTTCACCAACAAGGATCTGCTGGAACACTTCAACATTTATTGCTGCCAAAATAGGGCTTGGCTCCCGCCTGACTACGGAAAGCGTTCCTACGATGATATGACGGACGAAGCAAAAGTCGTTGTGGATAGTTTCAATGGCGACGGAAGCGACGGTTCTGGCAAAAAAGCGTATGATGAAATTTTCAAAAGAAGTGACTACTACCTCTGCTCGCCCACAGGTGCTGTTCCACTTCTCGCATCTGCAAAGAAAGGAGACACGCCGCTATGAACAAGAGGAAAACGCAAAAACCGTATGAATGGGATTCACGTATCGTCGTAACCGGTATCATCAACGGAGGCTTTGTGAATGTGTACATTGCCATAGGACCATTTAGCGATAAAAAAGAAAAGGTTGTAATGGCAATCGGCAGCTACGTCCGCAAAATGACTGACAACGAAATCTCTTGCAAGCTCTGCTCCTGCGTCAACCGCGCAGTCGTCCCATTCTTCGATGGCGACATTGAATGGGATACCGCTCACGTAAAAGAACGCATCCGTAACGAATTGGACGAGGTATTCCACGGAAGTCTTGTTCCTATAGCTGCAAAAGGCACGTTCATCTGCTCTGATTCGTTCGTTGTCGGTACTTGACGTATTATCATTCAAAACCGCCGTTTCTCAAGCATCTATGACATGCTAAACCACCCATCCATCAAACGGAAAGATACCAATGTCTACTATGGATTGGAATAGTGTGGAATAATTTGAAAGCAATGAAAATAAAACGGAAGTTTTTGCGGTTTAATGTACACTAAGACCGTGGTAAGATGATACCATCGCAAAAGCGGAAGGGAAGCAAGCCCCAGACCCATTGCGAAAGGGAGGATGGTACGACCTCCCTACTTTGAACAAAAGGACACCGACCCAAGCGGTGTCCTTTTTAATTTTGAAAGGAAAATCGCCATGTATGACTACCTGATTGTCGGTGCCGGTCTGTTCGGCAGTGTTGCCGCCGACATACTACGCGCAAAGGGGCACAAGTGCCTTGTAATCGACAAGAGAAGCCACATCGGCGGTAATTGCTATACAGAGGTCGAGGACGGCATTACCGTACACAAGTATGGTGCGCATATCTTCAAGACGAACAATCGGCTTGTTTGGGACTATATGCGAAGTCTGTGCTGCATCCGCCCTTTTATCAATACGCCGATTGCGGTCGTCAATGGAAAAGGCTACAATCTGCCGTTCAATATGAACACCTTCGCGTCCGTGTTCGGCGTAAGTTCACCTCATGACGCCGAAGCGGCTATTCGGAGGTCTGCAGGGCTTGACCACCCCATCGAATCGCTGGAAGATAAGGCAATCTCGCTGGTCGGTCAAACACTCTACGAAATGTTCATTAAGGGCTACACCGAAAAGCAGTGGGGGAGGTCCTGCTCTGAACTTCCGCCCTCTATCCTCGATGACATCCCTGTCCGATTCACCTACAACAATAATTACTACCGCGCCAAGTGGCAAGGTGTTCCCTACGGCGGTTACACGCCCATCTTCGAGAAACTGCTTCGCGGCATTGAAGTTCACCTCGACACCGATTACTTCGAGTATGAGCATGAGCTGAACCAGATAGCCGAGAATGTGATTTACACCGGCCCGATAGACCAGTATTTCCATTACCAGTTCGGCAGACTGGAGTACCGCTCTCTCCGCTTTGAAGAAAAACGCATCCGCAGTACATCAAACTTCCAAGGCGTTGCCGTCACGAACCACCCAACGCTTAATGTTCCGTACACGCGCATCATTGAACACAAGCATTTCCTCGGAGAATGCACAGACGGCACCATCATCACCTACGAAACTCCGTTTGAGTACACCGGAAATGATGATGCCTACTACCCCATAAACGATGAAAAGAATGATGCAATCTACCGAAAGTATGCGGAACTTGCATCTGAACTTCCGAATGTTCATTTCGGTGGAAGACTTGCAACCTACCACTACGATGACATGAGCGACTGCATCCTCAATGCCTTGAACCTTGCATCCCATCTGTAATATGAAAAGAAAAGAGTGAACCTTATGTCGGAAAAAGAAAGCTACCTGTTTGTCGTTGCCCACCCTGACGATGAAATCCTTGGTGCTGGTGCTACGATTTCCAATCTCGCCAAGAACGGGCACAAGGTCTATGTCTGCGTTCTAAGCTGTGAATGTAATACCAGAAGCGATGCCTTGCTGCCCGCAATGCTCGAAACGCACAAGAAGCTCGGCGTCACCGACACGAACGTCGCAAACTTCGGATGCCTTCGCTTTAAGGACGAGGACCACCACACGATGGTGAAGGTTGTCGAAAATGCGATTCGCTGTTACGAACCTGACGTTGTAATTACACACCATCCTGCCGACCTGAACAACGACCACTACATCGCATCCATTGTCTGCCAAGAAGCTGTTCGGCTTCCGCAGCGTCAGATTGGCTACAACCACAAAATCCGTCATTTTGCTTTCATGGAAGTTCCGTCCGAGACAGAGTTCGGCCTGAACCCCGCATGGGGCAAGTTCAATCCCACCTGCTACCATGAAGTCGATGCCGATGACATGCGCAAGAAAATCGACTGCCTATACGGCTACAATAATGTCATCCGTGATAACCCGCATCCACGCAGCATCGAATCTCTCACTGCTCTGGCTACCATCCGCGGAACCGAATCTGGCTATCACTTCGCAGAAGCGTTCCAGACGGTGTTCAGACTGGGGGTGTAACCGATGTCAAAAGAAAAGCGTATTGAGGTCGTCACCATGCGTGTCGGCGACCTGCTCCATGGCTTTGGCAACCCCCGTAAGATTACCAAATCCAAGCTTGAAGACCTCCGAAAGTCCATCCAAGAACACGGAGACTTCGGCCTGTTTCTGATAGATGAGCAGAACAACCTTATCGGCGGCAACCAGCGCGCCGAGGTCATGGCACAGGACGACCCCGACCAAGAAGTCCTCTGTAAGCGGTTCATTGGGTACTCCCGCCGCGAGCTGAAGTCTATCAACATTCTCGACAATACCCATGCCGGTGAATGGGATCTGGACGAACTCGCAGACTGGACTGCCGACATCAACATGGGCTTTGAAACCACAGAGGATAACGATGCTGTCCTTGAACGTAAGATTCCTGAGATGGAGCTCATTCACTATGAGGGCTATGATTACGTTATGATCGTCTGCCGCTACGGAACCGATTATAACGACCTTGTTCGTCGTCTTGGTATCGAAGGCAAGCGCATCAACATTACCAAAAACCGCAAAATCAAAGCCCGCGCCATCTGGTATGAAGACGTCAAGGCTCAGATCATCCCCAAGGATGAGCTTCCCGGCGGTGATGACAATGAATGAAGAAAAGCTCCTTGATTACTCCCCGCAAAACGCCTTCTTCGTCTTTGACCGTGACCACTTTGAAAACAACATTTCCAATATCCGGCGTTCGTTCAGCAACGTTGGCGTCCCGCTCGACATCGGCTATTCCTTCAAGACGAACTTCACGCCGTACATCTGCAAAACTGCAAGACGGCTCGGATGTAAAGCTGAGGTCGTAAGTCCGTTCGAGTACAGCCTTGCAAGGAGGTATGGCTTTTCTCCTGATGAAATCATCTACAACGGCGTCTGCAAGGATGTATGGCAAGCCTATGCCTGTGCAGAGCTAGGCGGCATAGTCAACTGCGACACCGTTACCGAGTTCTCCAAACTAGCCGAAATAGCAAAAACCAAGGGAAAGAAAATTAAACTTGGGGTCCGCGTGTCGTTCCCTGCAGGGAATGGCGTGAACTCCCGGTTCGGCATCCCTTGCGAATCCAACGAATTTGAAGAACTCCTTGCACTGCTGTCTGATAGCTCTGTCACTGAGCATGTTGAACTTGCTGGAATCCACTGCCACATCAGCAAAGCCCGTCAGCTTCATTACTGGCGGCTGCGGATTTCCAAAATGCTTGACATCGCAAAAGTCCTCCATGTCACCGACTACATAGACCTTGGCGGGGATATGTTCTCCGAGATGGAGCGAGATATGTCCAAACAGTTTGGTGGCTATTGCACGATGCAGGAGTATGCGTCTGTTATAGCACAGGAACTCTCCCATGCTGACAAAAAGTATAGAATCATACTGGAAGCTGGTACGCCTACCATCGCAAACGCGATGTCCCTGTATTCCCGCGTGACTTCCATAAAGCGCAGACCTAACTATCCGAACGATGTTGTTATTCTCAATACCAGCAAATTCGACCTTGGTTATGCAAGCACTGTACTGAATCTCCCCATCACGGTTTATAAAACCGGTGGCTCGGCTAGAAGGAAACTTCACACTGCGATATTCAGCGGCTACACATGTATTGAGGATGATAAAATCTACCGAGGATACACAGGGGAACTCGGAGTTGGAGACACCGTTGTTTTCCGCAATGTCGGCGCCTACTCCATCTCCCAAAGCCCTGCGTTCATCCTGCCGCAACCTGAAATCCTCGCCGTTCACGGCGATTCCATCGAGATTATCAAAAGACGCAGCACTCCATCCGATGTCCTTGCCAGCTATAAAACCGAAGGAGGTGAAGCATAGTGGATATTACGATTCTTTTGACATGCTGTCTTGGCGACTATATGACCGGTACGATCAAGTGCTTCAAAGAAAACGGCTACGGAGACGACATCCGTGTTGTCGGCGTAGACGTTCGCCCTATGCTTTGCAACTTCGTTGGTGTCGATGCGTTCTATCAAGTCCCGCGCAGTGATGACCCCGCCTACCTCGGAACCATCCTTGAAATCTGTATGAAAGAGCATGTCGATGTTGTCATCCCCCTGAACACGATGGAGCTTATTCCGTTCGAGAATGCCAAGAGCTTCTTTGCAGACCACAACATCAAGGTCATGACCGCAGGCACCGGCCTGAACTTCGTGAACGACAAAGAATCGTTCGCGCTGTTCTGTAAGGCCAAAGACATCCCGTCTCCGTTGCAGGAAACGTTCACCGACTACCAACTTGCCAAGGAGTTCGTGCTCGAACATGATGACATCACTCTCTGCTGCAAAAAGCCTGATAGCTGCGGTGCTCGTGGATTCCACGTCATCGGAACCCCCGGCAAGGTAGATGCTGTCGCAAAAGACCAGAATGTTATCTCCGTAGATGCCCTCCAGCAGATTATCAAAAACGAAGGTCGCGTTCTGATTCAGGAGTACCTTCCCGGTGATGAGTACACGGTAGACATCCTTGCTCATCATGGACGCGCTATGCTTGCTTGCATCAAGAAAAACTCCTGTATGGAAAATGGTGTGGCGATGGTCAGCGAGGTCGTTGATGAACCGTCCGTCCTTCCCTCTTGCGTAAAAGTCGTAAGGGCAGCAATGCTTGATGGCAACGTTGGCTTTGACCTCAAGCTTTCCGCTGACGGAACGCCCTACATCATCGATGTAAACCCACGCCTGACTGCTACCGTTTCCCTCTGCAGAGCTGCCGGCTTGAATCTCCCATACCTTGGCTTGCGTAAGGCTCTCCGAAAGCCGCTCCCGCCCATCAAATATCCCACTGTAGGGTGGAAGTGCTACCGCAGAATCGAAGACCACTTCATCCCGCCAGAGGGGGTAGGCTCCAATGGATGAACAGGCTACCTTTCAAATCTATGTCCCGTCCTACCACCGCGCAGACAGAATCCTCACCTACAACCTGTTTGAGCAATGCAAGTACATGGTTCGCAAGTCCGAAGCCGATGCTTACATCGCCGGCGGTGTAAAGCCTGAAGATATATGGGCTGTAGACGATGAACTCATCAATAGCGGCTCGAAGGCGTATTGGTACATTATCAATAACGCCCCTGAGGATGTATTCGTCATAGCTGACGATGACATCGAAGATTTCCAGTACCTCATCGACAAGAATAAGATGATCGGCAAAAACAAGGAAGTCATCACTGCAGAGGTCGAACGCATTGCCCAAATCCTGCTGGACCTCAACATTGGTCTTGGTTACATCGGCCCAAATGCCATTCCGTACAACTACGACCGCGAGTTCGCGTGGAAACAAATCCCCGGAGCCGTGAAGTGGTTCAACCGTAAGGTATTCAAGGCCAAGCTTGACCCGACCGTATCTGAGAACTTCGACATCGACATGATTCTGCAAGAACTCCTGTACAACAGGATCACGCTCAGTCCGAAGTACCTTTACGATAAAGGCAAGATTGATGTCAATGCCGGTGGCAACTCTGCCCGTAAGCACCAAGACCAGCTTACATCCATTACCAATATGAAAGCCAAGTGGGGCAGATGCTTCCAGTATGACATGAAAAAGAACAAGCCGAAAATTAACGTTGACCGTTAATAAACAACGATATAGCGTAAATAATGCTTGTAAAAAGCCCATCATGAGCGTATAATAATATTAGGGATAAAACCCGGAAAACACACGTTACATGAAGGAGATTTTCAAAATGGCATACGGAAGATACAACCCGACAACCAAGCATGGGTACAGCATGTACACCATGTCCTCAATGCTTCAAAAGGCAATCCGCAGGGGAGACCTCAACCACGCAGGCTATGCCGCCAACGAACTGTTTGGCGGCTACAACGCATACCTGTGGAAACGCCTCCTCACCATCTCCGCGGAGGACTGCTACGGCATCATGACCAAGGAAATCATCGCCCTCAAGCAAGCTGAGGACATCGTGTGCGGGAACAAGAAAGGCTATGACCGCGATCAGTTGTTTGTCGCAAAGGCCATCACCCTACTTTGTCTTGCCCGCAAAAATCGTGACGGGTGCTATGTGGCCTGTAACTTCATGATTCCCGACCGCACACTCCGTCCCGATGAAATTCCCGATGAAAAGACGGTTGACATCAGTGAGTGTCACCTCGGCGTTGACGGAATCCCTAATTGGGTGTTCGACATCCACACCAGAGAGGGGCGCGCCGCCGGCAAGACGGATCTCGACATGACTATCTCGGAACAGGAAGCCTTGGAGCCCAAGCAACTCAGCCTGTTCGACAACGCATCATGGGGAACCTACTACGATTCCGAAATCCGTAAAGGCAACATCCGTTGGAAAGAGCAGCAGGAAGTAAAGAAGTTCCAACAGGGCAAAGAGAACGACCCCACCCATGGCGGTGAAGTATGGCCCAATCATCCTGTGAACTTCGGCTGATGGCCGTCACGCCATATATAAGCTCTTTTCCGATACCGTATAGATGACAGTAATCATCTTTTCCATTCAAGAAAACAACGCAATACACGAAGCCTCAGCGGCCTACAAGGTCGCCGGGGCTTTTCTATTTGGAGGTAGAAAATCGTGGCAAAACCGAAGGGCAGACCAGAAAATATGCGCCCGCCTACAACCAAAGAAGAAGCAAGACGTCGTGGACATAACGGCGGGGTCAAAAGTGGCGAAGTTCGTCGCAACAAAAAGAACGCCCGCGAGACCATGCGTATGATGCTCCAGCTGGCTGCAAAAGGCAAGATTGATGAGACCCTAGAAAACCTTGGCGTGGATAAGACTGATCGGACGAACTTCGCTGCCATGTGCGGCAAGGCGTTCACGGAGTACATGCGCACAGGGGATATTCGTCAGCTTGAAACCGTCATCAAGATTGCTGGCTACGATGCTTCTGAGAACCGAAAAGACCGCGAGAGTGAAGCCCGCATCCGCGCGATGGACAAGTCCGGCATCCCTATCGCTGGTGAAGTTGATGCTAGCAACCGAAACGATGTCCTCATCATGCTCCCTGATGATGGACGTGGCAACCCCGGCGGAACTGCTGTTCTCGAAAGTCAAGCCGAAGCCATCGTTGACAAAATGAATACTGGCGAAGTTCCCTGAAATATCGCTGATGGGCGGAGGTGATTATCATTGGCGATAGTTCTCAGCCCACAGAAAGGTCCGCAGATGCAGTTTTTGTCATCGTCTGCGGACATCGTGATATACGGCGGAGCAGCTGGTGGTGGTAAGACTTACGGTCTGCTTCTTACACCGCTTCGCCATAAGAATGTTCCCGGTTTTGGCTGCACCATATTCCGTAAGAACTACAAGCAGATATTCTCGCAAGGCGGTCTGTGGGATGAATCCCGCAGCATGTACGCAGCCATCAAAGGCTCCAGCCCCAGAATATCCGCCGGGGAATGGCAGTTTTTCAACGACGAAGGCTCCCTCACATCAAAGATTACGTTCGCGCACATAGACGGCCCCAACGAGCTTGACAGTTGGCAAGGCTCTCAGATCTGTGAGATCGGCTTCGATGAGCTGACCCACTTTGATGAAAAAGTGTTCTTCTACATGCTGTCCCGTAACCGCTCTACCTGTGGCGTTGCCCCATTCGTTCGTGCCACCTGCAACCCCGATGCCGATAGCTGGGTCGCCAAGTTCATCGCTTGGTGGATTGACCAAAGCACCGGCTACCCCATCCCTGAACGTTCTGGCAAGATTCGCTACTTCATCCGCCGGGACGAAGTTGTCACATGGGCTGACAGCAGGGAAGAACTCTGGGAACGCTTCAACCTCACTACTCCCGAAGAACGCGCAGAGCCACGCTCCTGCACGTTCATCATGTCCACCCTATACGACAACCAAGCCTTGCTGAAAGTCAACCCGCAGTACCTTGCCAACCTAAAGGCTCTGCCGCAAATCGAGCGCGAACGTCTGCTTCACGGCAACTGGAAAATCAAAGCCGCCGCCGGTCTGTATTTCAAGCGGACGCAAGTCGGCGACTTCATCCAAGTCGTTCCCGATGACGTGCTCAAGTGGGTACGCTGTTGGGACTTGGCGGCAACCGCAGAAGGAGAAGGTGGAGAACCCGCCTATACCGCTGGTGTGCTTATGGGCAAGCGCAAGAATGGTCGCTATATCGTTGCCGATGTAATCAACGTTCGTCTGAACGCTGCCGACGTCCGCAAGCTTATCCGCGCCACCGCCCAGCAGGACGATGCCAAGTATAAGCGCGTCCGTGTCCGCATCCCGCAGGACCCCGGTCAGGCCGGCAAGGCACAGGCGCAGTCCTACATCCGCTACATGGCAGGCTTCAGCATCACCGCCGTTGCCGAATCTGGAAGCAAGGAACTCCGCGCAGAGCCTATGGCAGCACAATGGCAGGCTGGCAACTTCGACATCGTAATCGGCGATTGGAACGAAGCCTACCTGACACAGCTTGAAAACTTCCCTGATGGAAGATTCAAAGATATGGTCGATGCATCGGCCAACGCTTTCGATGAAATCGAGAGCGGCAAGACAATGAACCTGAGAAGCATGGTAACTTAATGGAGGTGCAGAACGTGCAGCAAGTATTCACGGATGAAAGCCTGACGAGGGCGGATAGGGCAAGCCGCCTCATCAGCGGTCGTGATGTCCTGTTCGGCGCAGCGCAGACTACCAAGCAGTACCACGCTGATGGGTATGTCAATGTCCTGAACCAGTACGGCACGCAGAACGACACTACCGAGCAGTATGAATACTCGCCCGATGGCGGCGTTATGGATGTCAAGCTTACCCAGATGTATGAGGGTGACGGCCTGTTTGCAAAAATCATCGACACTCCTGCAGACGAGTGTGTTAAGCATGGATTCTCGTTTTCCAATCTGTCTGACGAAAAGGCAGAATCGTTCCTTCGTTCTGCATTGGATGACCTCGATTGGGAGGATTGCTTCTCTACCGCTGTTAAATGGTCGCGCCTGTTCGGCGGTGCCATCGGCGTAATGCTCATTGATGACGGCGGTGAGCTTGATGAACCCCTGAACTGGGGCGCCATAAAGTCTATCGATGAAATCCGTATCTACGAACGCGCCATTGTCCAGCCCGACTACACATCGCTGTACCGCATCAACCCACAGTATGACGGCAATTCCCGCATCCAGAGCAAGTTCGGTATGCCGCAGTACTACACCGTAATGAGCCAATACGGCTCTTTCGTCGTGCATGAATCCCGATGCCTGATTTTCCGAAATGGTCGGCTTCCTGAACGCACATCGAATCCGCTGTATCAGATCTGGGGCATGCCAGAGTACATCCGAATCAAGCGCTCCATGCGCGATGCCACGATTGCCCACGGTGACGCCACAAAGCTTCTGGAGCGCTCCGTTCAGGCTGTCTACTCCATGAAAGGATTGGCTGATGAGTGTTCCACCGAGGAAGGCGAGAACCGCATCCTGAAGCGCTTGCAGACCATTGACACCAGTCGTGGCCTGATGAACACGATTTCCATTGATGCTGACGGCGAAAATTACGACTTCAAGACATTCTCGTTCAGCGGCGTCAGTGATGTTGTCGATACCTCCTGCAATATGCTGTCTGCGCTTACGAATATTCCGCAGACTATCCTGTTCGGGCGTTCCCCGGCCGGCATGAGCGCCACCGGCGAATCCGACATGGAGAATTACTACAACTTCGTTGGCCGGATCCAGAAGACGCAGCTCCGTCAGAACTTCCAGATTCTCTTGGATGTTATCGTACAGGCTGGTGTCCACTCCGGTGAACTCGATAAAGCACCTGACATCCACATCGAGTTCAACCCGCTTTGGTCGTTGTCCGATGCTGAACAGGCTCAGGTCGAATCTGCCAAAGCGCAGACTGCAAGTACACGCGCCAACACTGCTCTTGCCTACATTAACGCGCAAGTCCTCGACCCGACAGAAGTTCGCCGCAAACTAGCTGAGAGCGGAGAATTTAATGTCGAGGACATCATTACTGAAGACGACATCGATGAAGATGACATTCTCAAAGCCATGAACGCGCCTACTCAGCAGTCTGCAAATCCCACCGTGGAAGGCGAACTCGCAAACAAACCGCAGCAACTCCAGCAGCAGAACCAGCCGTCTGAACAGCCAGATAACCAGACATCCTCGAAGCCGAAACTCTTAACTAAGGGGCACTTTTCCAAATACTCCGATGGTGAGTCATCTCGCCATAGTTGGGACAGCGTTGATGCTGATGGCGGCCCGGGTAGTGGTAATTTCAACCATGGCGGTCGTCCCGGAGAGATTGGCGGCTCGTCTCCGTCACTTTCTGACGCTGAGGTTAAGTCTATCGTCCGTTACACAGGAACCAACGAGCATCTGTCTGATGAAGACAAATACAACATTGAATCCGCCATAAAGAAATCTCCGCCGCTTGACCCAGAACTAAGCTATCAGCGTGGACTGGCTTTGAAACCGTCAGAGCTGAAAGATTTCATCGAAAAAGGAATCTATGAGCCAAAGGATTTGACATCTTGGAGCAATTCTGAATCTGTCGCCTATAACCGTTGCGTCGATTTGAACTGGGGAGATAAAGTAAACGTCATCCTCAGCTATAACGGTAAGAAACAGCTCGACAACGGAATTTCTGTTACTGAATGGTCTCAGAATCCCGATGAAGATGAGGTTATCTTCGGGAGCGGTGCGAAGATGCGAATTGCCAAGGATGAAATCTACGGCATCGACGAAGAAACTGGCACCGCCGACCCCGAATCAACCGTTTATATCAATTTGTATGACGATGAGAACACTGATTCCGCTGACTTCAACTCCGATTACGACAAGCCTGCCAAGGACATCGATTGGATAACGGTCAATGGTACGCACACCCCACTGCAAGAGGGCAAGGCTATTGGCGGCGGCAAACTGAATGGTAAGGATTTCTCTAAGGCTACTGTGCAGAAGAAAACTGCAAGGCATGCAGCTCCCACTACTTCAAATACCAAAGCAAAATGCGCTTCACTCAACGCTCGTGCTTCCTCTACTCTGTCATCGAATAAAAGCGAAGCAGATAAGGCATCCGAACTGTCAAAAATGTTTCAAGAATGCGAATCTGGCACAACATTCAAGTTCGGAAACACAGAATACAGAAAAACAGATAACCCCGAAGCTCCATTTGAAACCATCGACAGCAGCGGCAACCATCTTCGGTATTGCAGACATGTTGAGGATTGGGACATCAACGGAGCCATCGCTGGGAAATCCGGCTATAAGCTTGAGTTCTTTGATAAAGAAGAGCAACTGAACAATCGTAAACAGACTGCTGCGAAAATGAAAGAAAGCGGTAAGTTCTCTACATCCGAAGAAGTTCATTCTCAAAAAGAAGGAAAGATAACCGATACAAGCAGCGACTTCGGAAAACCCGGAAACTATGTTGTGTACAGAAACGGCGTCATAAACAGAAATGGTATGATATTCCTTTCGCCTAAAAAGGAAACCGCTGACACCTACTCGTCACAGCATGACGAAGGGAATACATCGCAGTATGAAGTTCAGATAAGCAATCCTCTCGTCGTAAAGGGAGAAACTGATGGCGAATGCCTAAGAAACGCATATGAAGCACTTCATCCAGGCTCAGAACTAAAAGGCCCAATGACCGAAAGCAAGTGGGTTTCGACTGACAAGAAAAATGCTGCCGCTCTGGACAAGGGCGTTGGCGGACACGACAGTATTCTTTATATCCGAAACGGAAAGCCTTGGGAAGTACAGATTTCCGCCAAAAAGGCAAAGTCCGAGCTTCAAAAGACCGGCGAGTTTACCACTACAAAGTGGTCCAGAACTGGCAGAACATACGAACAGGCTGTAATGGCTGGCATGATTGATGAAACCGCTGAGGACTATAAGAAAGTCAATTCCGACGGTGGCCCAGGTTCAGGAAACTTTGGGCATGAAGGACGGCCCGGCAAAGTTGGCGGCGCTGCTGGCAGCGAAACCACCCAGACATCTAAAACATCAAGTCATGGCTCGTCCAAGAACTTTCAGAGCTTGATTCCGTCCGACAGCTATACCAATACCACCGATTATCAAAACGCATCTAAGACGTTCAAAAGTGCCCTAAAGAAGCGTGACGAAATCGACGATAAACGGAATGCTGTAAAAAAAGAACTCGAATCTGAAAGCCATCCGAAGCCGCGCTCTGAGTGGACAGAAGATGATGAAATCTACGATATGCTCGGTGATCGTCCGATGGTTTATACCGACAAGGGCAAGGAGCTGAAAGCTCAGTCTGATAAGCTGTTCAAGGAATGGTCCGCCGCAGACCACGAGCTCACTGAAGCCGGAGATCGCCTTCGCGACATCAAGAAAAAAGCTCACGATGAACAGATTAAGTCCGTGTACTTCGACAAGCCCGTCAAGGCTTCGTCCGATGACTACGAAGGCTTCACTACCAAGACCACCGGCACAGGCTACGATGAATACCTCAACGGCAAGCAGAACGGTGGCTACGTTGCCGAAATGTCTCCCGCTGAGTACCTGCAACGCTGCGCCTACCAAGTCTTTGAGAACGCCACGATTGAATCCACCCTTGCAGCCATCAACGAAAAAAATGTTGACGAGTATGCCAAGAAAATGGAATCTGGCGAGAAGTTCGATATGCCCTACCTGAACCTCGAAAAAAGTGAGCAGGAGGGTCGTCATCGCGCCGCTGCTGCCATGAAAGCCGGCATCGAAAAGATTCCTGTCCTTGTTGTCGGCTACAAGCAGAACGCCGATTCGACGGACACCCATGGTTCAGTTGGCGTCCTCGTTATCAAGGATGGTCGAATCCTCTGCGGTATCCGCTCTGGCAACACCGCGCCCGGCTGTATCTGCGGCCCCGGCGGTCACATCGAGAACGGTGAAACGCCTGAACAGGCGGCCATCCGCGAAACGCAGGAGGAGTTCGGCATCACGCCGAAAGACCTTGTTCCTATCGGCAATGGCCCTGCTGAATCCGATACCGGCTATTCGCCTAACCTGTTCCTCTGCACCGACTACAACGGAGAACCGAACTGCACCAGCGATGAAATGTCTTGGGCTCAGTTCGTTGACCTCGACAGGTTCGCAAATAACCCACCTTCCATGTTCCAGCCGTTCGCTGATTCCATCATCTGTCTATTGGACGCCATGTCTGGTAGTGAACACGAAGATGGCGGCCCCGGTTCAGGCCATTTCGGCCACGAAAGCGAAAAAGGTAAGCGTGGCGGCTCTATAAAGTCCCATGTTCGCCTAGAGGGATGCAGTGATTCCACAAAGACACTAATTGACGAAGCGCTTGAAAACCCGTATGGCTACGGTGGTATTGACACTGAAGCCAGAAAACAGAGCATTCGTTCCGCACTCGAAAAAGATGGCGTCAAAGTAACCGTTGATGAGGATGGACTTTCTATGGCGTTCTCGCCTAAGTTTTCCTACGATGACTGCATCGACGCAAACATCGCCATGAACGGCTACAATATGCTTGGTCGGAAAGACTATATTCGTCAGTGCAACGATGCCGGTTCTGAACCGCTTCTCCATGAAACTCCTGAAGCGCTCCAATATGTAGACAAGCCTGATGATGGAAGCTTGTCAATCTATGACCGCTTCAACAGCTACAATGCGTTGAACGATGATGACATTGTCAAATACGGAGCATTTGACCACGACCAAAACCCTAACGGAAACGAAGCTCTCACAAAAGCCAGCATCTCCGCAATAGAAAGCCTTACCCCTGAACAGCATGAAGCCCTTGTTGACTATACACAACAGTATGGCGCTGCAACGTATACCGAAATAAACCACTACCTAACAAGCCCTGATGAAGAAAAGACTGGCTATTCTGATGTCGTTGCAAAAAATGCTGCTGCCATCACAAAAGCTCTCGACAAAGAAATCGGAGCTGATTGCCTTGTCTCCCGCGGACAGAGTGACCTTATCGGAATAGCTCCTGACAAGAAACTCGAAAACTACGTTAAGCAGATTTCCAAATGCAACTTCAAGAACGCCAGCAAACTGAAGCAAGCTCTTGAAGGTAAGGTCATCCAGAACGATGCAGTCATGAGCACTTCCGCCGGAAATAGCGCCGGAGACTATTCAGCCTGTAGCGTTCAGCTTTTGCTAAAAACCCCAGCCAAAGCGAAAGCTGTTGATTTGTCTGCTATTTCCGCATACGGAACCCATTCCGAAATTGAGAAGGCTCTCGCTTCTGCCATGGGGCAGTCTCTATCTTACGAACATGAGGTTGCTTTCAAACCGGAGACACAATACAAAATCGAATCCGTTGACATTGGATTTAGGCCCGCAAGTGCTGGCAGGAAGAAACCCAGTGCTTATGTTTACATCACTGGTACAGTTCTTACCGATGACGAACGCACTGATGGCGTTTTCTTTGCCGGAGAACTCGATGACCATGATGTCTGACACTTAACACCTACCAGCCGATTGACCCAACAGCCAACCAACTTTTTCTATGCCCAAAAATCAGGAGGTCACCGCAATGCAGTCGAATCAGTGGGCGGCTATCTACTACTCGCGCGCCAGCGGTGACATCTTTTTCTCAAAGAAAACTGCTCCGAAGGCGAGAGACATCCAATCAGCCTTGAAGAAGGCACACTTCCAGCAGGCGTCCGAGTTCATCTTCTACAGTCCGCAGTACATCGTCAAGGTCTGCCCGCTTGAAGAAGCAGATCGCAAAGGACTGCCATTCTAGCGTTTTAAGGCACGGCAACCAAATTATCAACCCGCACCGCAAACGCCCTGTCATGAACCTCTCACACTATTTTCCGAAAGGATATGAACAATCACATGAATGATATTGCTCGTCGGCAGATTGTTCGTTCTGCCACTGAAAATAAGTTCATGGCAAAGAATGAGCTTGAATCAAAGCCCAAGCCTATCTACCCCATGACAGTTGAGAGGGAATACCGCCGCGTCACCGATGCCTATATGCGTGAGTATAAGAAATGCCTGATGGAATCACTGCCCGAACTCCGGGCCGCCTACAAGCAGTACATGAACGATGGCATCCGAACCGATGGCATAGAGGACATGCTTCCTGCCGTCAACCGCATATTCATGTCCATCGCCACAAAGCTTGAACAGCGTCTTACGAAGTTCCCGCTTCTCGGCAGGATCCGAAAAGTGTCATCGCTTGAACAGCGCTTGTCGAACGAGCAATGGAAAAAGCTCGTGCGTGGCACACTCGGCGTTGACCTGTTTGATGACTACTACAGCGGAGATTTCTACGGAGATACGATTCCGCTTTGGGTAGACCAGAATGTGTCTTTGATTAAAAGCCTTCCGAATGACAGTCTGTTCCGTATGCGTGATGTCATGCTCAAGGGATTCGGGGCTGGCTCTACAATCAACGATATTGCGAAGGCGATACAGAAGCAGTATGACATCGACAAGCGGGATGCCCGGTTACTTGCCCGCGACCAGCTTGCAACGCTGAACGGTCAGATAACAGAGCACCAGCAAACCGATGCCGGCATCAAGAAATACAAGTGGCGCACTACAGGTGACGGTCGCGTCCGAGATTGCCATAAGGCCCTTGACGGCAAGATTTTCAGCTGGGATGACCCGCCTGAAATGTGGTACGACACCAAGCACGGGCGCGTCTACACAGGACGCCATTGTCACCCCGGACGCGACTACTACTGCCGC